CTTTTTCCTGCTTGGATGATGGGCCGTAATCCGCGCATGAAGATCATTCAGGCAACGCACACGACGGAGCTTGCCGTAAACTTTGGTCGTAAGACCAAGAACCTTTTGGATTCGGACGAGTACAAAGAAATTTTTGCTGATGTGAAGTTGGCGGCTGACAGTAAGGCATCGGGCCGTTGGGATACGAGTTCGGGTGGTATGTATTATGCCGTGGGCGTAGGTTCAAACCTCGCGGGTCGTGGTGGTGATCTGATTATCATTGATGATCCGCATTCGGAGCAGACGGCGATGTCGGCTTCCGGGTTTGATGATGCGTGGGATTGGTACACGGGTGGTCCCCGGCAGCGGTTACAGCCCGGTGGTTCGATTGTGTTGGTGCAGACGCGCTGGTCGGAGAAAGATATGACTGGGCAGTTGCTACGGGCGATGGCAAAAGATCCGTTGGCCGATCAGTGGGAGATCGTGGAGTTACCGGCAATTTTTGAGGACGATACCCCGTGTTGGCCGGAGTTCTGGAGTCTTGAAGATTTGAACGCGGTTCGCGCTTCCATACCGTTGAACAAATGGAACGCGCAGTATCAGCAGAATCCCACGGGCGAAGAGAGTGCGATTATCAAACGCGAGTGGTGGCGCTTGTGGGAGAAGGATGAGGTGCCCAATCTGCATTACGTCATCCAGAGTTACGATACGGCGTTCAGTAAACGCGAGACCGCCGACTACAGTGCGATTACGACGTGGGGTGTTTTCTATCCGAACGAGTCAGGGACCCCCGGCTTAATTTTACTGGACAGTAAGAAAGGTCGTTGGGATTTTCCGCAACTCAAACAGTTGGCTTTTGACGAGTATAAGTTCTGGGACCCCGACACCGTCATTGTAGAAGCCAAGGCCAGTGGTACGCCGCTCACGCAAGAAATGCGGCAGATGGGGATTCCGGTGGTAAACTTTACGCCATCTAGGGGTAATGATAAGATCACACGGGTGCATTCTGTATCTCCCTTATTTGAGGCGGGTATGGTATGGTGTCCCGATACGACTTTTGCCGAGGAATTGGTGGAAGAGGTCGCGGCGTTTCCCAACGGAGAGCATGACGATTTGGTTGATAGCATGACTCAGGCGCTGATGCGTTATCGGCAGGGTAACTTTATCCAGTTGCCGAGCGACGATTGGGACGAAGAAACGGAGTCTGTAAAAATGAAGATGTATTACTGATATGGCTGATCCGTACACGCAATCGTTGGTGCAAGATTTTGCTCGTATAGGCAAAGGTCCCATGCCCAGCCCTGCTCAAATGACACAGATTGCTTCCTCAATGACGGGCATTGGTGGTCTTTTCGACATGGCAGGTATGATGCCGAAGATGCCGGATCGAAAAACCACGATGCTGGAAATGATGCGGGAAGGTGAACGCAGTCCGTCTTTGTTACAGAATTTACGTGAAGAGAACTATCTCGATGCCGGGTTACAGCTAGCAGGGGCGATCCCTGTGGTTGGTATGCCAATAAAAACGGCATCTCGTTTGCAACGAGCGAAAGCAGTGTTAGGCGACCCGAAAAAATACACAACCGAAGAATACAATACGCGCTTGCGGTATCTTTCGGGGCAGTTCTTCGACGAGGATCAAAAGAATTTAGCGGAGTCTGCGGTGAAGCGTATTGCGGATGAGGGCGACGACAAAATGCTCTTGATGATGAACGTGCGAAGTGCTGACGATTTACGACCAGAGTCGATTGCTTTTGGTGATACTGCTGGAGAAGTGGCGCAAGTTTTTACCAAGCCGAAAGTGGAACAACTTTTGAAGCAGAAACGAATATCGCCAGAAGAATATGAAGCCCTTTCCTATCAAACCAAACCAAGAACAGCGAAGTATGAAACGCAACAAAATGCTTTGTTAAAAGAGTTTGATGAATTAGAAGGCATTGAGACACTAGATCCGGGCAAACCTTTGATGAAAAAACAGACCGAAGAAACAAAAAGAGAAAACGCAGCTTTGAGTATACAGATGAAAAACGCAGGGTTGCCGGTGCAGTCTTATGCGGATGCCGCTGATATTGAACCTAAAATAAAAGAGCAACTTAACGATATATTAGATCGCACAGCCTAGAGGGGTGATGTATGGCAGAAGAAGAAAGAGGCCGTGGCTCGTTGATGGACAGAAATGTGCCATCGCAACTGGACGAAGCTGATTTAGCCGCCGAACTCGAACTAGAGATACCGGATTCACAAACACCCTTGGTGAACCTGAAGGACATCGAAGGGGAACCTGCGATTGAAATTATCATGGAGGAAGATGGTGGGGTCACAGTCGATTTTGATCCGACCGATGATCGCGGCACCAGCGATGATTTTTATGCCAACCTAGCCGAAGAAATACCCGACCGTGATCTCGGGGCTATCGCCAGTAACCTGCTAGAACAGTTTGAGGCTAACCGCGCCGGTCGTCAGGATTGGGAAGATGCGTATGCCAAGGGTCTGGAGCTACTTGGTTTCAATTATGAAGAGCGCGAACAACCATTTCGCGGTTCGAGTGGCGTGACTCATCCCCTGTTAGCGGAGGCAGCCACCCAGTTTCAGGCACAAGCATTCAATGAATTGTTACCGCCTCGTGGTCCGGTGAAGACAGAGGTGATGGGCGAGGAAACGCTGGAGAAAAAAGACCAAGCGCGGCGCGTCCAACAGTTTATGAACTACTACATTACGTCCGTGATGGAGGATTACACCCCCGATATGGACCAAATGTTGTTCTATCTGCCGTTGGCAGGAAGCACTTTCAAGAAAATTTACTACGATGAGGGGTTAGGTCGGTGCGTAAGCAAGTTTGTGCCCGCTGAAAACCTTATTGTGCCGTACGAAACGTCTGATTTAGACACTTGCGAGAACATCACCCAGATTGTTCGCATGTCTTTGAACGATTTGAAGAAAAAACAGCTTGCCGGACAGTATCGGGACATCGAAGTGCTACCGGCGCAAGGTGCAATTGACGAGGTTCGCAAAGAAATCGACTATGTTGATGGGGTTGAACCGAGTAATTACGACTATGATTGCACTCTTTTGGAGGTTCACGCCAATTTAGACCTCGAAGGTTACGAGGATCAGGATGAAAATGGCGAACCGACGGGCATCAAGATCCCATATATCGTGACGATATCCGAAGATAACGGCCAAATTCTGTCTATCCGTCGAAATTACAACGAAAATGACGAATTAAAGAAGAAAATTCAATATTTTGTCCATTATAAGTTCCTTCCGGGCTTTGGATTCTACGGGTTAGGGTTGATTCACACGATTGGCGGCCTGTCACGCACGGCAACAGCGGCTTTACGGCAACTAATTGACGCAGGGACGCTCAGTAATCTGCCAGCCGGGTTCAAAGCCCGTGGACTACGGATCAGGGACGACGATGATCCGCTTCAGCCCGGTGAATTCAGGGACGTGGACGCTCCCGGCGGTGCCATTCGCGATAGTTTGATGCCGTTGCCCTTCAAGGGACCCGATCCCACCCTGTTTCAGCTATTAGGCTTCGTCGTTCAGGCAGGACAACGGTTTGCGACCATCACTGACATGAAAATTGGTGACGGAAATCAACAGGCAGCGGTTGGAACGACGCTGGCGATGATCGAGCAAGGATCGCGGGTGATGAGTGCTGTGCATAAACGGTTACACTATGCGATGCGGATCGAGTTTCGTATTCTGGCACGCGTGATGGGCGAAAGTTTACCGCCGCAGTACCCGTATGCGGTTGCTGGTGCAGATCGTAGCATCATGGCAGAGGATTTTGATGATCGTGTTGATGTGATTCCGGTCAGTAACCCGAATGTATTCAGTCAATCACAGCGGATTGCTCTGGCGCAGAGTAAATTACAATTAGCTTCTGCCGCCCCGGATATTCACAATCTACATGAAGTGTATCGTGATATGTACGAGGCGTTGGGTGTCACGGATATTGACCGCATAATGAAAGCGGTGCCTGACCCACGGCCCACGGACCCGGCGCAAGAGAACATCAACTCGCTGAACATGTTGGAATTGAAGGCATTCGAGGGTCAGGATCATCAGGCGCACATCTTGGCGCACCTTATTTTTGGTGGCACACCAATGGTCGCCAACTTACCAGCAGTCGCCATACAACTACAAAAACACGTTATGGAGCATGTTAAATTAGCGGCTCGTGAAAGAGCAGCAGTGGCGTATATGCAAAAGGTGACGGAACGCGAGGGGCAGCCGATGACTCCAGAAGAAATGTTGGAAGTCGAGGCGTTGACGGCGCAGTTTGTGGCAGAGGGTATGCAACAGGTACAACAACTTTCGCAGCAGTTATCAGGTGCTGGTCAGGAAGGACCCGATCCTCTGATTGCATTGAAAGAGCAAGAATTGCAGTTACGAGCGCAGCGTGATCAGGCCGATGCTCAGATCGACCAATCGAAGATCCAGCTTGATGCTGAGACCCTTGCGATGCGGGATCGACAATTTAATCAGCGTTTAGATTCGCAAGAAGCGCAAACAGCGGCTAGAATAGCAGCAGCGAAAGAACGTGAACTTCTGAAACAACAAGGGCGTTAATATGGCTAGAAAAGTAAAAATAGTAACGAACACCCCTACAAACCCACCTGCCGCTGTACCCTACGCGGAGATTGACGGGCAAGGTAGGATTCCTTATGGCACCGCAAAAGAGGTAGCGGTCCCCAAAGGTTTGAAGAAAATGACCGCTCGTGGTATGGGCGCTGCCGTAAAAGGTGGTGGCTACATGGGTTACTCATAGGAATTTATCATGGGGTTTTTTAGACGGTTGCTCAAAAAAGCCAAAGATCAATTTGATCTTGAAGGTCAGCCTCCTCCGGCAAGGACGGAAAGAAAAGTAGATTTTGGTCCTTTTCAATTTGATTTTGAAACTCCCCCTCCTCCGGTAAGGACGGAAAGAAAAGTAAGGTATCCGACAGACCCACAAATGCGGGCTATCATAGAGGCGCAAATGGAAGATGCGCGTCAGCAAGCGTTGCAAATGGGTATGCCGCAACGTTTTGCCGATAGAATATTTTCAGAATCCCAGTATACACCCCCTCCCAAATCTGCTGTGATGATGCAAGAGGGAGGGCCTGCTTCGTATGGTGCAGATTTCAGAGGAACGGGTAGAAAACGAGAGGATGAGTTGCGACGGTCGCAATCTGCAAACTCAGAGCAGAAAACCCCGGTAGACAGTGACCAAAACAAACGTTTTATACCGTCTATTTTTGGACCCGCACAATCGGTTCCTACAACGGCTGCACAAGGTGTTGGCTCTTTATTGGATCCAGAGAACTATAAACGTTTCAACCCAAGGGCAAGCGACCCTTTCCGAGGCATGCGAACAAAAATAGTTTCAGGGCCTTTTGGGGACATGGAAGTCCCCGTTACTTTTGAAGGGAATACTTACGGGGGGTCTGGGTCTACCTTTGATGCCCAAGGCAACGTGTCCGGCACCATGCCGATTCAGCCAGAAACTTTTGTCCCTGTGGAAGACCCTTATGGACGTGCAAAGGGTGATAGGCTGCCCTCAATATTTGGTGCCACTGGAACCACCGGCACTAATCTGCCGCTGGGAGCGATGCAAAGCTCTCCACCCGTGCAAACCGCTCCTTTACCCGCCAGCGAAATTTATCCAAACGTCATCACCCCTGTAGAACGAGATCCAGTGTTCCCATCTTATGATGATCCGATTACGGTCAACAATCCTTTCGAAAAACCAGCGAGAGAACCTATAGATTATGGAATTGGATATGAAAACGCTCCGCCGGGATTTGAAAGCACGGACGGCCCAGTTACGATGGCGTTGGAATCTTTTATAAATCCGTCAACAGGAGATACTTGGACCGCTCCTAATGGAGGAGTAATAAAAATGCCACCGGGTTGGATGCGGTTACAAGATTATGATCCCGAGAAGGAATATCCCGCTCCGGCTCCCTCTGTACCACCGGTAAATACGATTCAAGCACCGCCGACCAGTCCTTTTCAAAACGACATGGTTTCGATTCTACCCATGCCTACACCGGGCGCTTTTTCACCACCTGTATATGAGCCGAACCTTCGTGATAGGACGCGAGTTCCTTTTCAACAAGGGATTGGTTCTTTCGTTCGATAATGGCTAAAGAAAAAGACCCACGGCTGAAACGGGCAGGGGTGACAGGTTATAACAAGCCGAAGCGCACTCCCAACCATCCCACAAAAAGTCATGTGGTAGTAGCGAAGGTGGGGGATAAAGTCAAAACAATTCGCTTTGGTCAACAAGGTGTGAAAGGCGCGGGTAAGAACCCAAAGTCAAAAAAAGACAAGGCAAGACGGAAATCATACTACGCGAGGCACAACGCCCAAGATCCAAATCCATCAAAGCTTTCAGCACGGTACTGGTCGCATAAGGTCAAATGGTAATTGCTGATGCCAACAGTTGAAGAAGCGATTGTTCGTATCGAGAGCCATGAGAAGGAGTGTTCTCTACGATACAAGAACATAGAACAACGATTAGAGTCTGGGTCCAAAAAGTTCGACAAGCTGGAACTGATGTTGTGGGGCGTGTACCCTTTCATCATTACCGTTGTTGCTGTTTTCAAATGGATGTAACTTACGATGGCAAAAAAATTACAACCGACAAGCAAATACGCAAAATATGATCTCGATGGTGATGGAGAGGTGACCGACCAAGAGCTAGAGCGTCACCAACAGTTTGTAGAACTGGAGTTACGTGAGGAAAAGGCAGACAGTCAAAAACAAATGGCTTGGGTTGCCATGATAAGCATGGTGCTATTTTCTGCTTTTTTGATGCTACCAGCTATGCCTGACTCAAGGGTACAAGCTCTTTCTGATTTATTGGGTCTGTTCTACATTGCACAGGCTTCAATTGTGGCCGCTTATTTTGGAGCCACGGCTTTTATGAGTAGACGATAAGGAACCTGCTATGTTGGACAAACTGATTGGCCCCGTCACCGGGTTGTTAGACAAGTTTGTAGAAGATAAAGACCAGAAAAACGCTTTGGCCCATGAAATCGCAACGATGGCCGAAAAACAGGCTCATGCCGTTGCTCTAGCACAAATCGAGGTCAATAAACTGGAGGCTCAAGGCAATTGGTTTCAGTCGTCTTGGAGGCCCTTGGTCGGGTGGGTTTGTGCAATTTCTTTTGGTTGGCACTTTTTCTTTCAACCCTTGTTAATTTTTATTTTGACTTATGTCGGTCAGGAGATACCGGAGCTACCAGAATTTGACATGTCCTCTCTTCTTACCGTTTTGGGCGGTTTACTAGGACTTGGTTCGTTACGCAGTTTTGAAAAGTATAAAGGAGTGTCGAAATAAAATGTTGCAATGGTTCAAAAACATAGGTCTGAAATTATTTCCAAAAAAAGAGTTTGATCTAGTCCGTGCCAGAGATGAAGAAGGTCGTTTTGTGGCAGATGACAAGTCTACTCCTGATGTCAACGAAGCGTATGTCAAAGTTCCACGTGAAACATCCGAGAAAAAATGAAGAAAGTGTGGTAGCCTTTATCTTATATTTTTTGGAGATGGGATGAAAACCAGTGCAGAAGGGATTGCTCTTATTAAAAAATTTGAGGGGTGTGAACTCAAGGCTTATCAGTGCAGCGCGTCCGTTTGGACGATTGGTTACGGACACACTTCAGGTGTGGAGGAGGGGGATACCTGCACACAGGACGAAGCTGAAAGTTTTTTACAGGATGACCTTGAAGAATTTGAAAGCACAATTACAAAGCTTGTCAACGTACCTCTCAAACAAAACGAGTTCGATGCGCTCGTTTCTTGGGTCTACAATCTCGGTGGAACTAACTTACGGGAGTCTACTTTGCTTCAGCGCATTAACGATGATAGTGATAGTAGCAGGGCTGATATCCCTCATCAGATAAAACGTTGGAATCGTGCCGGAGGCAAAGTCTTGGATGGTTTGGTGCGAAGAAGAGAGGCTGAAGCCTTGTTGTGGCAAGGAGAAGACTGGACCACAACATAAGTTATTGTACATATAGGATTTGATCGGATAAAATCCGACGATCCAAGATTATATGTGTAAATATAAGAATGAATGAGATAAAAATTGCCGCTGCGGTGTTTTCGATAACCAGAGAGCGTAGACAAGCGGTCGTTGATTCACTTATATATGGTAACGTAAAATCGATGGAGCATTATCGTGAGCTTATAGGGAATTTAGAAGCCCTGAATCACGTGGATCAGGAGTTAAAAGACCTGCTAGAAAGACAGGAGCAACATGATGAATGAGTCAAAAATTGACCTTACCGCAGCCCCCAACGCCAGTTTTCAAATACAGAACGAAGCCCAGACGTTACAGGATGCTTATCAAGAGAAACCCTATCTGAGACCTGAAAACATCGGGGAGACCCTACTAGAAAGATTGCCAGCACCGACAGGCTGGAGAATATTGATCTTACCCTATCGCGGAGTCGGCAAAACATCTGGGGGCATAGCTTTACCAAAAGAGTCTGTTGAGCAACAACATGTTTCGACCCAAGTAGGCTACGTGTTGAAAGTTGGGGATTTAGCCTACAAAGACCCTGAAAAGTTTCCCGCAGGACCGTGGTGCCAAGAAAAAGATTGGGTGATGTTCGCACGTTACGCCGGATCGCGCTTCCAAATTGATGGCGGAGAGGTACGCATCTTGAACGATGACGAAATCCTTGCGCGGATTTCAGATCCTGAAGATGTCAAGCATTATTAAAAATGCACCCTATTTACAGCAAAATGTATTACAAACCTCTGCCAGATTATTTGGAGGTAGGTGAAAGTCCCATAGAGGGCTTTGGTTTGTTTGCACTAGAGGATATTGACCCAGATACGGATATTGGGATGTCTCACATGAAAGTCCCGATCATTCAGGGTTTTGTTAGAACACCGATAGGTGGTTTTCTCAATCATGCAGAGGATTCTAATTGTGAGTTATCTTTGGAGTTCGATTGGGATGACTACCGAACTTATCATGTCTTCACGACAGAAAAGATTCGGAAAGGTGAGGAGCTTACATTAAATTATTATGTTGACGATCATAACTATGGGCAAGGTGACTAATGAGTATTGAAAACGCAAATCAACAAGTAGAACTTGAGTTAGAAGAGCAAGAGGCCGTGGTAGAGGTTTCCGATACGGAGGAGGAGAGTGTAGAGGAAACAACAGAGGACCAATTTGACAAAGCAGATTCCGCTACACAAAAACGCATCAATCGTTTGACAAAGAAGATGCGAGAGGCAGAAAGACGTGAAGCAGAGGCCCTCAACTACGCAAAACAAGTGCAACAAGAGTCGCAACAAATCAAAACTCGTATGAATAACTTGGATTCGCATTACGTGAACGAGTTCAGTGAGCGAGTGACCACTCAGCAAAAACAAGCTGAAGATGCCATGCAACGAGCGATGGAGGTTGGCGATACAAAGGCGGCGGTTGAAGCACAGCGGCAGTTGACAGAGTTAGCAATACAAAATGATCGCGCTCAACAAGCAAAAGTGCAGCAGGAAAAATACCAACAGCAGTTGGAGGCACAACAACAAGCTCAGTTGAATCAACCTATGCCACAACAGCAACCCCAACCAAAAAGACCTGACCCGAAAGCAGAGCAATGGGCGGTAAAAAACGAGTGGTTTGGGCAAGATGAGGCGATGACCTACGCTGCCTTCGGCATCCACAAAAAATTAGTGGAAGAAGAGGGGTTTGACCCACAATCAGATGATTACTATAATGAGTTAGATCGGAGAGTCGAAGAAGAGTTTCCGCACAAATTTGAAAAACAGAACCGCCGACCCGCTCAGACGGTGGCTTCTGCAAGTAGACAAACAACTGGGCGCAGTGGGAAAAGACAGGTTAGACTCACCCCTAGCCAAATTGCGATAGCAAAAAAATTGGGTGTGCCGCTTGAAGAATACGCGAAATACGTGAAGGAGTAAGAAGATGAGTGAAGAAAACAATACAGTTGATGCGCCTATCAAGAGGACTTCTCGCGCTAACAATACTAGAGACAAGAAGGCTATGCGTAAGCCTTGGAGTCCACCATCTATGTTAGATGCGCCACCTGCGCCTGACGGGTACAAACACCGCTGGATTCGTGATGAAGTCAGGGGTTTTAGTGATACCAAAAATGTCAGTGCAAGAATACGAGAGGGCTGGGAGTTGGTTCGTAAAGACGAATATCCCGATTTTGAGGCCCCTGTCGTGCAATCAGGTCGATATGAAGGCGTGTTTGGGGTAGGCGGGTTACTTCTCGCAAGAATACCTTTAGAGACAGTTGCAGAAAGGGAAGCATATTTCTCCTCGAAAAATGCAGACCAAATGGAGGCTGTTGATTCCGATATGATGCGAGAAAATTCACATTCAACGATGACGATTGCAAGACCGGATCGTCAATCTCGTGTAACTTTTGGCGGTCCACAAAAGTGATGACCGTTATTTTTTGGAGGAAGTAACATGGCTAATAGTAATACTGCCTTTGGTCTTCGTCCCGTTGGAATCGTAGGGAGCGGTGTCAACTCTACTGGCGTAACCCAGTACGAAATCGCTTCTGATAACACGAACGCTATTTATCAATTTGGTATCGTCGTCCCCACAAGTGCAGGGGTAGTAGCCTTTGCTGGTGCGACAGACGGTGGTACAACGCAAGCGTTAGGTGTTCTGATGGGTGTTGAATACCAAGATTCTACGCAGAAGAA